CGCTCGCCCTGCGCCTTGAAGAACGCCCGCAACTTGCGCGCCCCGATCTCGGCCAGTTTGTTTGTCTCGCGGCGGGTCGTGGTCAACACGCTCGCCTTGAGGGCAATCTCCGCGTCGGTCATGGTCTTGTGATCGCGATAGACGGGATCACCGCGCAGTGGTCTAGGGCGCGCATGTCCGTTGCTCGCCACGACGGGCAGGCCCCAGAGCGTTCCCGTCAATTGCTTCGGTCGGCCCGGCAACGCGATCATCGAATCGTCTTCGTGATAGCCGTTGGATCGCGCCACAATCGACGTAGACGCCCGTTCGGGGACCGGCCTGTCTTCCGGCCCACTGACCGGCACGAACGTTGCCGTAAAGCCTTGCAGGAGCACGTTCCACTGCGCGCCCAGATCAGCCCGCCCGGTCTCGTTCCGCGCCTCGTTGAGCGTGATCAAGCCCGCCTGCCAGTCCGCGCGGACCCGATTGTGCAAGGCGTCGCGATCTTCCTGCAGCGCCATGATCGCGGACGTGTCGAACTCCAGCGAGAACCGGCTGTCCCCGCCCGTGAAGTCGCGCAAGAGGCCGCGCGTGAACGAGCCGTCGATCCGCATCCTGAGGGGTTGCGCGCCGTGGTTCTGCAGGAACGACATCGCGCCGTCCATCTCGGTCGTGGTCAGGCTGCCCGATGACATGCTGTCCCGCGCCTGGATCAGATCGGCCGGCACCCGAAACGCCTGCGCGATCTTCAGTTCGGTCAGCGCCCGTAAGTCCGGCCACGCCATGTCGCCGATGGAGTCGCCGACCTTGACGAGCTTCATCCCCGGCATAAGAATGCCGATGTTCATGTATGCCTGCGATCCGCCGTACTTCTGTCGCCACTTCTCGCGGAACGCGTCGGCCTCGGTCTGATTGAGATACGCATCGGCATCGAGTTGCACCGCCCACGGTGGCACCCCGCCCGCGTCGATGAACACCTTGAGCAGATCGGTCAACGCCACGTCGATCCCGACTTCGCGGGCCACGATATGCAGCGGCGAGATCCCAATCGCGTTCTGGTGCGGGTCGTGATAGTAGGGCGTGAAGATCAGATCCTCGCGGCTGATCGGGCGAGGGTCGAGTCCGGGGCGACGATAGACCCACGCCGCGCCGTCATTGGTCCGCTCGTAGACCAGCCAGTCCGGCCGCAAGGGCCACAACTCGACCGGCAGGTTGGCACCGCTGCGCACCTTCTCGGTCACGCCGTAGCCGAACAGGCCCATCGTCATAACCGTGAGCACCATGAACTCGGCTTCCGACATGACCGGGTTCGGGTTGGCAAGCAGCGTCCGGGTGCGATGATCCGGCCGCTCTTCCGGCTCGCCGTCGACGGACTCGTAGACGCGCAGGGGCGATTCAGCCACGGCATCGGCCAAGAGGGCTAGGCAGGCGTAGGCGGTCGCGCACTTGGCCCACACGTCGCGGACCCGCTCACCGCCCTGGATCATCGCCCAATCGGCGTTGCGCTGAGCGAGCGGACCGAAGTACTCGGTGCTGGTCGGCGCGGCCTTGATCGACATGCTGGCGGTCGGATTCGGCCAGACGAGGGATTTCACGGTGTCGAGGATGCTCATTTGTCTACGATCACTCCTAGCTCACCATCCTCGCGCAACAGGCGGTCGAGCACGTCGAGCGGCATCCAGACGATGTGCGGGTATCCCGGACCCCACGAGTTCAGGAGCGGCACGCGGCCAAGCCCCAAGTAGCGGGGCGACTGCATGGCGGCAACGGCGTCATCGACCGAGGTCGCCCAGCGATTGACCGCGATCCCGGCCGTGGGGTCCGTCGGTCCGATCCGCGTGTTCCACACGCGACGATGGCCAGCCGTGCGCAGGATATCGAGCGCGGCGCGCACGCTGGTGCCCTCTGCCGGTGGCGTATCGGCCCATTCGTCGATGGCCTGCGCCGAGCGGTACAACCAGAACGCATCATACCGTTGGCGGTTGAGCAAGGTCATGGCGCGCGAGCAGGCAAAGCCGACGCAGGCCCCTTCGCTCCCCTGATCGTAGAACCGCCACCACGGGATGGTATCGAGCACATGATCGGGTTTCAGGCAGAACGCGTGCCCGCCACGGACGGAACCGATATCGCCGCTCGGCAGATACCAGAAATGGCCGCGCATATCCCAGAGCGGGGTATCGAATCCGCTGTACCAATTCGTGCCGGCAATCACCGGCGTTGGCGTGGTCGGTGCCGTGATCGCGGTCAGGCGGTATCGGTCGACATGCCGCCAGTCGGTCGGAACCCGGCGGCCGAGCGGTTGCACGGTTGCGCTCATCAGTCAGCGGCTCCTTCCAGCGGTAGCGCGGGCTGAAACGCGGTGGGGCGCTGCCGTGACCAGTAGTCGATCCGCCGCTCGGCGATCTCCGCGTATTCGGCGTCCTGCTCAATCCCCACGAAGCGGAAGCCTTCCAGCATCGCCGCGCATCCGGTCGAACCGCTGCCCGCGAACGGGTCGAGGATCAGCCCGCCCGGTGGCGTCACGAGGCGCACAAGCCAGCGCATGAGGGCGATGGGTTTCACGGTCGGGTGGTGATTGGCCGATGGCCCCATCGTGACGCCTGAACGCTCCCCGGTGCGCGGATCTTTGCCCTGTGACAGTCCCGACGACGCACGCTGCCAGTCGTTCGTGCGCTCGGGCATCCCCTCCAGCCCGGCATTGCGCTCGCGGCGTGAACTTTTCGCGCAGTAGAAAAAGCGACTGGCACCACCTGAATCCCCGTAGGAGGGAAGCTGCGGCTGCGGTCCGCTATCCCCGTATATGCCGAGTCGCGGCTTGCCTGTGCGTCCATTGCTGACGGCACCTTTCCGCTCCCCGCTCATCTGGTCGAGCATCTCTGCCGCGGCCTCATCGAGTGCCACATTGGCCGGCCAGCGGCCCTGTGGGTGTTCCGCTGAACGGTCGCGGTCTTCGCTAAGGTCGTGCGCTCGGTTCATCGGATTGGGGCTAGAGCCGACGCATCTACCGCCGCTCGTCAACCCGTATGGTGCCGCAATCCGGCAGCCGTCGATGTTCAGAGCGCCCGTGCCATGCTGCAGAACATTGGCCGCGACGGTGCCCTGTATCGGCTTGCGGGCCACGATCACCGGCTCCCATGCGGGCTTCAGCGCCGTGCCCCATCCGGCCCATTGCTCGGCCTCGGGTGTGGCGGGCGCGGTGATGTTGACTACTTGCGATGAGCTATCGCCGCCATATGTCGGGCCGGCGAACGCGTGGCCAATCGGCACGTCTCGCTCACCCAATACCTCGCGCTCGTGCCACGCCTCACCCGGTTGGCCCTTGCGCCCGTTGAGTCGCCATACCTCGGCATCCATCTCGTCGCCAAAATTGACGGCTTCGCGCAACGCTACCCATTGCTCCCAGGTCGGGACGCGAGGTCGAAAGGATCCATCCGTGCTGGTGGTGGTCCACTTCTGCCATGCATTCTCAATGCCTGACCATTCGTCAAGGCGTTGCCGATTCCATCCGACCTCGATCAGCCGCTCCTTCAGCCATGCCGAGACTACGGCCATCGGCTCTGCATCATCGCGCCGCTTGTCAATCGCCTTGCTCACATCGAGGCTCTTGGGGAATCCCGAGCCATAGAGCCACGACAGGCAATCGCGGATCTCAAAGCCCGCGTCCTCAATCGCCACGGTCAGGCGGTGAAACGTCCTGCTGCCGCCGAACGCGAGGAGATGGCCCCCTGGACGAAGGACGCGGAAGGCTTCCGCCCAGAACGGTACGCCCGGTACCCCGTGATCCCAGTTCTTGCCCATGAAGGACAAGCCGTAGGGGGGATCAGTCACGACGGCATCGACCGACTCGCTCGCCAACGTCGGCATGATGTTCAGGCAATCGCCAACGTGTATCACCACATCCCGATCCGTTTCTTGGGCTTGTCCAATTCCATCAGGGCGTAGCGCAACGCGTCGAGCGCGTGGTCGTTCTCCTTGACCGGGTTATCGGAGTTGCCCCGGCTGCCCTCGGGATAGCGGTACGCGCCGAACTCCGCGATCAGGTTGACGCACGACGGATCGACGGTCAGGTCGGGCAGGACGCTGGTCACCGTGCTTACGCCGATCAGCACGTCGTTCACGGCTTTACGGACGCGAATCCCCCGTTGCTGGAGGGATGTGATCAGTCCCGCCGCGCTGGGGTCGATGACCATGAAGTCGGGCGTGTATTGCTCCCAGGCGGCAACGGCGGCGTCGGTGATATCGTCGCTGCTCATACCACGCTGATAGCGTTCTGCTGCGACGTGGCGTTTGTCCCCGCTGTGCCGTAGTACGAGAAGAGCAGTCGGGTTACGAGTGCCAACGTCCAGTCCGAGAACGGTCGCCCACCCGTCACAATCAACGTGCCTAACGTTCTCAGTCCGTCGGAATCCTGGATAGACAAGACCCTCGAAGGCGACGAACTCGCCACCGAGTTCTTGCTGAGCGAAGACGCCGCTATATCCAAGCGATTCGCTGAAGCCATCGGGCAACTCCGGATTCTCGTCCGTGTGGACGCGATACAAGGGGTGGGTCGGGTCAAACTCGCTGCCGGTGGCGTCGCGCTCCCACTCCTCCCAGACGTAGTTGCGGCCTTTCGGCGTGCCGGTCACCCATGCCTGCGGGTTGACCCCGACGCGCACCCGGCCCTTGACGATCTGCCAGCCCTTGCCGCTGACGTAGCCGACCTCATCGACCCAGGCATAATCGAGGTTCGGACCACGGGCCTTGTCGGGATCTTCCAACGAGCGGCACAGAATCTTGTGCCCGTTCGCGAACGTGATCGTGTTCTCGCTCTTGACGTGCTCGTAGGGGATCGTCAGGTCATCGAGTAGGCGGAAGAAGCCTTCCAGCGTGGAGTCGCGAAGCATGGGGTAGGTGGGGGCAAAGATACCGCCCAGTTCGGTGCGGCCTAAGCGGCTGATGACCTTGGCCCCGCCGGCGAAACTCTTGCCGGAGCCGATGCCGCCGATGTAGGCGGGGTACTTGGCCGGGTTCTGAACAAAGCGCAGTTGACGGGGAAACAGGCGCAACTCGACCGTGCGCGGTTGCCGCTGCGCCACCATTAGGCGGGCGTCCGCAGGGTGTACACGCGGCGGACGGTGTCGAGGCTGGCGCGGTCGCCGTAGATCAGGCCACGGTCGATGAAGTTCAGGAACAGTTCGCGCACATAGAACCGCTCATACGCCGCGATGATCATGGCATCGGTCAGCGTCATGACGGACCGTCCGCGCGGGATGCGACCTGGATCATGAGCGGTGAACCGTCGGGGCCAGAGAGGATGGTTTCCTGACTCTTGCGGTACGGAGACCGCGTGCGGTCGAGGTGTTCAGCGGCGGCGCGCCAGTCGCCCTCTTCGCCAGCCTTGCGGATGATGTCGAGGTTACGCATCCACCCTGAGGGTCGCGCGCGCGTAACCCGGTCCGAAAATTCCGGCTTGGTGTTTTGCCAGTGGTAGAACGTGGCTTCCGAGATCCCGGCAATCGCGCAGGCATCGCCGTCGGTCATGCCGGCCTCGATGCACGCCAGCAAGGGGTCGATGACGTCGGGCACGTATTTCGTCTTTCGTCCGCTCATCTGAAACCAAAACCGCCGGGTCGCGATGGACTCGCGATGCCCGGCGCTGAACCGTTCGATCTTCGCATGTCTCACCTGCAATCGTAGCAGATTACGGTTACTCTTCGCCCTCCCAGAGCGCACACACGAAATTGGGTCCGCCGAGCGGCGGCGGGATTTGCACGGTCGGATCGCACGTGATCATCTGCGTTTCGACGGAGTCATCCCACGGCACTGACGGATCCGTGTGGACGAAGGCAACAAGCAGGTCACAGTGCGTCCAGCCATTATCGAGGGCGCGTACCGCATTCCATCGACAGGTTGCACAGCTTTTGTCCATCGCATCCTCCCTCACAATTGCACCACCGGCCAGCGGATCGTGATCGTAGCCCCGCACTTGCAGCGGACCGTAACCACGCCGTTGACGTTGTCGTGGCCGGCGGCGGTGTCGGTAAAGGTCAGCCGCCGCAACATGATCGCCTCGCGTCTCGCATACGCCAGCAGCCGATGACACTGCGGGCAGGTCCAGTTCTGGCGGCCGTTGCGCGGCGGTCGGGTCATGCGTACCACTTCTCGATGTCGTCAAACGCCTCGGTTACTCTGGGGTCGTTGATGTACACAAGGAGCGCGTAATCAGCGAATAAGTGGTCCTCTTCGCGGTCGCCATCGCTCTCAGCCTTGATCCGTTTCAGTTCCGCAATCAGTTCGTCGATGGTCATCGTTTTCTCTGTCTCCATTACGCCCCTCCCGTGTCCGCACGCTCGCGCTGTTGATGATCACCAACAGCGCGAGCGACGAACTGGAACAGTCCGTGGGGATCCCCACGTTTGATGAATTCGTACAACACCGGCTCGCTGAACTCCATCGCCCCCGCGTACGGCTCGCTGGTCCCGCGCTCGGCGGCGGCGATAGCGTCGTTAAGGCGCGCTCGGACACCATCGCGCTTATAGCTGGTCATGGTGTACCGAATCATCCCGGCAATCTCACGGGCATCGTTTAGGTCGATCACCACCCGGCCCGGCTCGGTCGGCGCGATGGTGGCGAGGACACCCGCAGCAGCCAGCGCATCGTACGTCTGAACGACGCGCTGTTCGTGGGTCAGGCCGATGCCGATGGTTGCGACGCGAAGAATTGCCAACACGCGCTCGTCTCGCGCCGCCGCGCGCGGCTCGGTCGATTCGGGGGTCATGCTGGTATCTCCGTGATGTCGATGCCCGATAGGGCCTTCAGCAACTTTTTCTTGATCCGGTACGCTGCGGTGCGAACGCCCTTCACGTCCTCGTAGATCCACGTCTTTTGCTCCGTGTCCCAGTATGAAAAGTCAGAGACGTACGCGCAAACGAAGGTTCCGCTGACAACAAGGTCTATGCGATGTTGAAGGCGCAATGACTCGATCTCCCCGGCGTCCTGCATCAGTTTCAGTTCCCGGTATCGTCGGCGCTCGGCCTTGCTGTCGAAGCGGTGACCGTCCTCCTCGACCGGCTCGTTGCGATACTTGCGCGTCACCTGTTTTTCCTGCATCGCCTTGAACTCGGCGGCTGTGATCTCCTCCCGCTGCCCGGTGCCGCCGCAGTCCGGGCAATCCTGGACCTCGTTCTCGTGCCAGTTCTCGAATGAGCGAACGCCGTCGCCGCCGCATGTGGGGCAGGCGGTCATGACGTGATCCTCCGCAGAATCTCGGCAACGACCACGCAACCAATCACGGCGTACATCATCCGGCGATCATGACTCACCGTCGCGCACCC